ACATCAGTATCTGGAAATATCTTATCAGGACTTACTAGAGGAATAGATTCTACTATTCAAGTCACTCACTCTGTTGGAACAATCGCTTATAAGTATGAATTAAATGGAATTTCTCTAAGAAGAATCAATAAAAATCATGATTTACAAGATGTAACTATAAATCCAGAAGAAGGAAGAATTGGTTTAGATCATTATTATATTAAGATTGATACTTCAGCAAATGGAAGAGATAGATCTGAGGATGATGGTATAGTTCCAGCACTGAAATTTAATGAAACAAAGTCTGCAGGTGGAGATATTATAAGATCTTCTAATAATGTTCAGTTTGAAATTATGAAGCCAATTATCCAGACTCTTGTTTTACCATCTACTCAAATTATTCCTAGAGTGAGAACAGTATCTGCAACGAGTATTAGTGGAAACGAGGTTTCATTCTTAGATAATGGTTATCAGTCAATTTCTCTACAACAGAATAATTATTTCGATTCTCCAAGAATGATCTCATCCAGAGTAAATGAATCTGGAAAATTAGTTAATCTTCCTGGAAATAAATCTTTTGAAATTGAATTAACTTTAAGAACCCAAGACGCATATCTATCTCCAGTTATTGATTTGGATAGAATTGGGGCAGTGTTTATTTCAAATAGAGTAAATAGTGTGATAACTGATTATATTAATGATTCTAGAGTTTCTACCTTAAAAGACGATCCAACCGCATTTGTATATGCAACTAAACCAATCGAATTAGAAATTCCTGCAGTTTCTATAAAGTCTATTGTGTCTGCGTATGTAAACCAGAATAGTGATGTTAGAGCATTCTTCGCTGTAACTAATGATCCAACAAACCTAACAAATATGGTTTACTATCCTTTCCCAGGATATACAAATAGAATTGAGTCTGGTGAGATTATTGATATTAGTGATAATGATGGAACTCCAGATTCAAAGGTTCCTAAAGTTAATAATTATGGATTTGGTTCTAATGACCTCGTATTTAGAGATTATGAATTTACTATTGATAATCTTTCACCATTCAAGTACTTTAGTATTAAATTACTTGGAACATCAACAAATCAATGTTACCCACCAAGATTTAGAGATTTTAGAGTAGTTGCTTACACTTAATATGAAAATAAAGGTTAAAGATTCTCCCCATCTTTTTAGAGATGGGAAGACAAATGCAATAGTTAATACAAATAAGATGGAATATGACAATTATTTAAAGATGAAAAATGCTAAAGAAAAAGAAAAACAAAAATTATCCAATTTGGAATCTGAATTAGAATCTGTAAAAAATGATATTAGTGAAATAAAGAGTTTAATTTTAGGTCTATACAATAAGTAAAATAAATATTTAAAAAAGAATGCATCATGGCACAACCATCAAGTAGACAAGAATTAGTTAATTATTGTAAAAGAAAACTTGGTGCTCCAGTTTTGGAAATTAACGTTGCTGATGAGCAAATTGATGATTTAGTAGATGATGCACTTCAATTTTTTTATGAACGTCATTTTGATGGCGTAGCACAAACTTATCTAAAGTATAAAATAACTCAAGAAGATATTGATAGGGCAAGAGGAAATGTTGGAGTAGCGACTACTTCAACATCCACAACAATTTCTGGTTATACCTTTGATTTTGATTATGAAGAGAATGGAAACTTCCTCAAAGTTCCTCCATATGTTGTCGGAGTTAATAAAATATTTAAACATGAGGGATCTAATTCTATATCAAGTGGAATGTTTAGTATAAAATATCAACTATTCTTGAATGACGTTTATTATTGGGGATCTGTCGATATCTTATCATATTCAATGGTAAAAACCTTTTTAGAAGATTTAGATTTTATTTTAAGTACAGATAAGCAAATAAGATTTAACAAAAGATCTGATAAATTATACTTAGATATAGATTGGGGATCTGTTAGTGCGGGAAGTTATTTAATTATAGATTGTTTTAGAATAATGGATCCTTCAGAAAATACTAAAGTTTGGAATGATTCATTCTTAAAAATGTATTTAACTGCACTAATTAAAAAACAGTGGGGACAAAATCTAATTAAATTCCAAGGAGTTAAACTTCCAGGTGGAATTGAGTTAAATGGCAGACAAATATATGATGATGCTGAAAGAGAACTTTTAGACATAAAAGAAAGAATGTCATCAACTTATGAATTACCACCTTTAGACATGATCGGGTAATAAAAAATGTTAAACCCATACTTTACTCAAGGTACAAATAATGAACAAGATCTTGTGCAAGATCTTGTAGATGAACAAATAAGAATGTATGGAGTTGATGTTCATTATATTCCTAGATCATATTTAACGAAAAAAACGGTAATAAGGGAAGTAATTCAATCTAGGTATAATAATGCATTTCCAATAGAGGCATACGTATCAACTTATGATGGATACGATGGCGCTGGAACTTTACTATCAAAGTTTGGAATTCAAGAGCAAGATGATCTAACTATTGTTATATCAAGAAGAAGATTTGAAGATTATCTACAACCTCTTTTAGAAGACGTTCAAAATGTAGAACTTTCAACTAGACCAAAAGAAGGAGATTTAATATATTTTCCATTAGGTGATAGAATTTTTGAAATTAAATATGTAGAACATGAAAGTCCATTTTTCCAGTTGAAAAAGAACTATGTCTATGAACTGAGATGTGAATTGTATAGACTTGAAGCAAATGATGTTCTTGATACTGGAATAGATCAAATTGACGATAACATTGTAGAAGAGGGTTATATTCAAACTCTTCAAATGGTTGGGTTGGGAACTACAGCATCTGCAATAACTACTGTATTGTATGGTGGAGTAAGATTTGTAAATATTACTAATAGAGGTTCTGGATATAAAGCAGCACCGACAGTTGCATTTTCTACTGCGCCAACTGGAGGAATAACTGCAGTTGGAATAGCATCAATGCTTGGTGGAATTGTAGATTTTTGCGACACTGATCAATCAAGTTTAAGAGTTCAGTCAGTAGAAATATTAAATCCTGGAATTGGTTACACTATTCCACCTATGGTCTCATTTATCGGCGGAGGGGGTGCTGGAGCAGCAGCAACTGCGATTATTGGTGATGGTATAGTTGGAATCATTACATTAACAAATCAAGGAAGTGGATACTTAGAACCTCCAACAATTACATTCAGTTCTCCTGTAGGTACTGGAATAACTGCTAGAGCAATATCTAAAATTAATACTGCAGGAATTGTTACTGCTATTAATATAATTAATGCTGGATTAGGATACACTCAACCACCAACAATAACTATAAGTGCTCCAAATATTATAACTGGAGTTGGAACTTACATATTTAATGAAATTGTTATTGGTAATGAGAGTAATACTGAAGCAAGAGTTAGATCTTGGAATTCCACAACAAAAATACTTGAAGTTGCTTCAATAAATGGTGAATTTGTTAAGGGTGAACTTTTAGTAGGACAAACTTCAAATGCATCCTATGCAATAAACATAATAAATACTGATAATCTTTCAGATCCAAACGATTTAGCAAATATTAGAGATAAATACGCCTCTAATAATGAAATTCAGATCGAATCTAATAAAATATTAGATTTTAGCGAATCTAATCCATTTGGAAATCCATAAAATAGGGGACAAGCATGTTTGAATATTTTTATCACGAAATATTAAGAAAAACTATAATTGGTTTTGGAACTTTATTCAATAATATTGAAGTAAGGTCTAAAGACAATAGCGGAGATACATTTTCTATTGTAAAAGTTCCCTTAGCATACGGACCATCTCAAAAATTTCTTGCCAGATTAGAGCAGCAACCAGATTTGAATAATCCATTTCAAATTACTTTGCCAAGAATGTCATTTGAATTTGTTGGATTGTCTTATGATACATCTAGAAAATTAAATCAAACCCAAACTTTTTTAGCGAAATCTAGTGCTAACTCAGAAATTAAAAAAGTTTATATGCCAGTTCCATATAACATGGATTTTGAACTTAACATAATGACTAAAATAAATGATGACATGCTTCAAATTGTAGAGCAAATTTTACCATATTTTCAACCAGCATTTACTATTACAGTTAATTTATTAGATACTCTCGGAGAAAACAAAGATATTCCAATTGTTTTAAATTCTATTACTATGAATGACGATTATGAAGGAAATTTTCAGACTAGAAGATCTTTGATCTATACTCTAAGATTTACTGCAAAAACTTTCTTATTTGGACCTGCATCTTCTGGTGTTGGAAAGGACATTATCAAAAAAGTTTCTGTTGGTTACATATCAGGAGATTCCAAGTCAACATCAAGAGATCTTACATATTCTGTTGAACCTATTGCTACTAAGAATTATACTGGTCAAATAACAACTATTTTAAGATCTGATGTTCTAACAACAGATTCTTCTATTATTGTAAATGATGCTTCTAATATTAGTATTGGAGATCACTTTACTCTTAACTTAGAAACTTTAAAGGCACTAAAAATAGATGGAGATACTATTTTAGTAGAAAGAGGATCCTATGGAACTTCAATAAGCAATCATGTCTCTGGATCTGAATTGAAATTAATCGCAAGTCAAGATAATAATTTAATACAACTTGGAGATGATTTTGGATTTAGTGGTAGTTTTGAGTGAGTAGAATAACATGTCTGATAAATTTGAAAATTTAAACAATGTTTTTGAAGTTTCTGGTGAAATAGTTTCTTCGGAAATAGAAAAAAATAAAAGTATAGATTCAATTTCTGCAGAAACTTCTAATACTGAAAAAGAAATTTCTGATATAAAGAAAGACTATGAATATACTAGAGGAAATTTGTATTCTATTATAGAAAAAGGTCAAGAAGCAATTAATGGAATTCTTGAACTTGCACAAGAAACTGAAATGCCTAGAGCATATGAAGTAGCAGGTCAATTAATAAAAAATGTTTCTGATGCTGCTGATAAGTTAATG